GTCCCAGCACCGCCAGCTCCCGCAGAGATTGAATTGTAGAAAATAATCTCATTGTTTATCTTGGCATATCCAGTGGAAGTGGAAATACCTTCAAATGTTGCAAAGAGTGAAGTATTTGCAACGGAGATAGTTGTGTCACTCAATCCCAATTTTGCATTAAGAGTGGTTGGAGTTGTATTAGGTTCAATGTCTGCTAGAACAACAACGTTGTTATCAGCGTGAAGACCATGATTAGTTTGTTGAACTTCAAGAACTCTACCATCATAGAGATTGCTAATCACACTAGAATTTCTAATTGTTGTATTAGCATACGCCACTGCAACATCAGAAGAACTGTAAACAACCAAATTTTGATCTGCAGTAAATTCTTCACCTTGAACGTCAGTCAGATATAGAGTATCTTTTCCTGTAATATTCTTAACTGAGAACTGTGCTCCACGTCCTTTAGTAACATCAGAAGTTGTAATTCCCAGAACATCACCAACAACATACCCATTACCGGCAGTTGTGACATGTGGATTTCCAGAAACTGTATTGCTAGAAACTGTAACAATACCAATAGCTCCAGTTCCAGATCCGGTGATGGAATAGAAATTGACTCCAGTAAAAGTTCCATTGCTATATCCAGCACCCACCAAGTTGCTTGTTGTATTAGCAATATTGCCACCAACTTGTTCAATATTACCACTAATAGCGGCAGAAGATGTATTATCACTGACCTTTTTACCAATAGTCAGGATACTATCCATCGCAGAGGTTGTTGTAATTCCAACCTTCAGTTTTCTTGGAAGAGTTTTAACTGGATTACTGATAAGTTTTTCGGTTAAATCACTTCCGTTCTCAAGAGAGGGGTTGTTAAAGTAACCAATTCCAGGTTCCGTAATAAAGTTCGCTTTATACAGTTCAAATTTAATATCTTCAAACTGACTTGGAGTCCAGATAGTTCCATTTTGGGACTTAAATAAACTACCTCCAACATATTGTTTTGTTACAATAACACTTTCAGAATCGGGGAGAGTAGACAGATTTACAGTCTTTTCTCCCATTCTTGCCACCCAAACTTCATATTCATTAGTAGTTGCTGCAAAGAGAACAAAGCAATATTCAGTGCTTGGTTCAAGATATACTGGTGAGGGGAAAGTAAATGTGGTTGGAACTGTAGCATCACTTGAAACATTAATTTTAGATGGTTCAAGAGTTACTTGTGCGTAATCAGCAACTAATATGTTTGTTGGTAGACCCAACTCCATAGTTCTAATTTCACATCTTATTTTTTCATTTTCATCTTTACTAGCAAAAAATACATCAAGTTTTGTAAGGAATGCTCCAGTTTCATCTACTGTGAAAGATTGTGCTAAAGGATCACCACTATCTTCAACAGGAGGTCTTGGTCTGCGGAAAAATTCTGTAATATTTCTAGTTCTTCTAATAGTTTCTATAGATCCCCTAGCAGTATAAGTTCCTTCAGCAACACTGAATTTCAAACTTCCAGGTAAAGGTTCGGCATTAGAGGAACTTGATGTAAGTTTGAAAGTCTTTTGTCCCGTAGTAAATGTAACTGCTGGTGTTGGAGAAGCTAGTGGATCTCTAAAGAAGAAAGATCCTGTTACATCACCAAAGGTATCAGTAATTAATCTGATGTCCGTAACTTTTGCTTGTGCTCCACTTGTTACTCCAATAAGAACCATATCTTTTACGATACGTCCATTAAATGATCCAAGAACATCTTCCATCAAAGAATTGATATCAATGTTTAGAACTTTGGAAGATGCAGAATATACTTCAGGAAGTTCTAAACTCCTATTATATGGATTTAAACTATATTTTGTAGACGGATTAGTTATTGGACCAGACTTATGATTAGGATTACAGATTCTTGCCGAGAACAATCTTCTGGAACCAATAAATCCTCTAACAGTTTCTCCCGCCTGGAATATACCAGATGTCATACTAATTTCTGTTAGTTTTGGAATTACATCCAAATCTGTAGTACTATCAAAGAAATTGTAGTGTCTAGTAAGAGGTCTCAAACCAGTTGCTACAAATTGTACATTTCTAGATCTGATATGTGTATCAGCAATCCTACCTTCGGAAACAGTGCTAATCCTAGATCTTCTTCCTTGTCTACCAGTAAATGGATCGGTTGAGACTCTAGTAACTCTTGTCCCACCATTAACTGTAACTGTTCTTGTCCAACTATCTCTAGCTGGAGAAATATTCACTCTACCTGTGAATGCAACCATGTTAAATGGATTTACGTTTTCAACTCTAGATGCAAGTGGTTGTTTAATCCATCCTTTATTATTGTACTTGAGTGTAACTAAATCACCAGTTTTTTGAGTGTTTGGATCGAGGAGTTCAAAGTTTAACCCGAAATCTATACCGATAATTGGAAGACCCGTAGCAATTTCTGGTTTGAGAGTGAAATAATCAACGGGTGTTCCTAATTCATTATTCTTAACCCCAGACTCCGACTTATCTTCCATTCTTTGATTGTCGGCAAAGTCATCAACAAAGAAACCAGATTTAAATCTATCTAAACCGTCAGCATCTCTAACCTGGAATGTTTTAGTATCAAGTTCAAGAAGAGAAAGTGATGTGAGGGTTTCTAAATTCTCAACTCTATCTTCAATCTTTCCAATATCTCTCATTGTATATCTTCTGTTGTCAGTAAAAGTTAATACTGCATCAGAAGTGTTGTAAAGATATGCTGGCAATTCAATTTTTGCCAATTCCATCATATCACTACTAATTTCAGGTTCCTTTGGATTCTCGGCACTGGTTCCTTTTATTACAGCAATATTTCCTTGAGTGGTAAATACTACTTTATCAATTCTTGGTAGATAGTAGCTAAATCCAACTAAAGAACTTTCATCTGGTGTAACCAGTAAAGTTGGATTAGTTCCCGTTGTAGCGAAAGTTCTTGCAGTATAGTCAAAGGGAGAAAGTGACGTAGAAGTAAAATCAGAAACTCTAGGTCTAAAATCTAAGGTATCAGATGCTCTTAAATTTCCTGCTTTAGGAATCTCAGATTTAAATCTGGCAGCATCATATGAATTTACTGTATATACGTCACCACTATCATTAGTGGGGACTGTATAATGATTGTAAATTATTAAAATTTTTCTAGATGGTGTATAATTTACATTTTCTTTTCGTACAATTCTTGAATAATCATAGAATTGTTCTTTGACACCCTTATCAAGAGTGTAGTTATCGGTAACATCTTGATAGTTTCCAAGTCCAATTACTTGTAAAGGTGCAATAATGTTAGACTCTTCAAATCTTACATTTTCACCAACACTAAATTTATCATCAGTAAGATAAACTATTTCAACTTTAGTTGCTGAAGATCTCGTAACTACTTGAGCGATTGCATTACTCGTAGATCCAACTACTCTCTCTCCTAAAATTGACGCCGTATCGAGTGCCAATCCAGCAGGGAATTCGAGAGAATCTAAAGTTGGAATAGATGTTCCTAATGATTCATAAACAGCGACAACTTCTGCAACATCAGGAACATTCAGAGAAATTTCTCTATCTTGAATTCTAGTTCCATAAAAATCACTTTGAGTAGTTTGAGAAATAGATGTAGATACACCACTAGCAGAATTAGTTATCTCTACTTTTGTGCTTCTCGTGTAAACTTTATCTTTATTGGTAATACCAATTTTTTTAACAGTTGTGTTAACTGTTACATTACTAGATTGTGATGCAGTAAGTCCTGTAAAATTAATTATTTGTCCTGAAGAACTGAGAGATACTTGATCTGCAGTTAAAGTTTCAATGGTTCCATCATTGTAGTGAATACTATATCTTTCTTGGTCAAAAGATTCAAATAAAGAACTACTAATTCCAGTCGTAGATACATTAATAGACAGTGATCCAGTAGAACTTGTTGTTTGCTCTCTAATTTGACTGGAGACTAAAAGATTAGAAGAACCAAGATCAACTGAAGAGATGTTTTGTTCTTCAAGAGGTGCAAACAAACCACCACGTTCTTTAACAATAGGGACACCTAATGTGAACGTTCCTGTAAAGGCAGAAGATGGTAGACCACCATCACAAACATTAGCTACATCTTCTTCAAGAGCCAAAGTTATTTGTGTTTTTGCATCGTTAACACTAGAAACTCTATTAAAAGTTTCATCACTAGTTCCAGCAATCTGATATCTGACAATATCCCCCTCTTTAATATTATTGAAGAATTTACCAGGACAAGTCATAGCACTACCATCAATCTTAACAATATCTGCTATGCCAAATCCAGTAGGAAGTCTTTTTTCAAGAACAGTGTCAGCGATAAAATCTCTCTTGAGTTCAGAATTTAGTGCTGTTGAGTCTTGATAGATTGACTTAACATCTTCAATACCATAAGTAGTCAGACTTGTAATTGAACGAGAAATTTCTTTACTCTCATTAATTAAAAGTTGCTCACCAACCATGAAGGTCCCTGATGTCTGCATCAGGGTAATGTTGGTAGTGCCACCAGGAGCACTTTGAACATACCCAGAAGCACCACTACTTACACCTCTAATGTAAGAACTGACAGGGATGTCAGCAGTTAGTGTGTTTTCATTTAAAGCGATAGTCGTATATGTTTGAACATCAAAAACATATAAGTCCCAAGAAGTAGAAAGATTTACTTGAGCAGAATCTGTAAGACTGAAATTATATACTCTAGCTTGACCGATTTCCGTACCAGTTGCAGCGGTTGTGGAAGTGCCTCTTCTTCGACCCTGGAGTCTTACAATATTACTATTATTATTAACACCAAATAGTGGAGTTCCTTGAACATTATTAACGCGAATCAATGTTCCCATTTGAAAAGGAACTAATGAATTAGATAATGTTTTAGTATCTCTTGGTTTTTCAACATCGATAATTTTAGTGGATTGATTTTCTACATCATATCCCTTCACATATGCCTTTCCTGCAGAAACAGAAACACCCATTAAATTTTCGGATGGAATATTTCCATCGTCTGTCGATTGATTTGAGAAAAATACTCCCTCATTACCAAGTCTATCGTTCAAAGACTCTCTAACTTCAATATCAAAGTTATCAAGAGAATAGTTACCCGACTCTTCAAAAGTTCTTTGGGCAAAATAATCTCTAATTAAATTATAATTCGATTTATTTTCAATTCTTTTTAATACACCATCTTGAACTCTAACGAGTTCTACAAAGGTCTTGTCATCATTATCTGTTAAAAGTTTTTTAGATAATGTTAAACTAATTTTTAATCGATCTGCCCCTGGTGCAGCAAAGTTTGAAAATCCTTTAGCAATATCATATAAAGAATCATCATCTTTCGCTGTGATAATTTCTTCGTTAATAGTTAAACCAACTCTATACGATGACGTATTAGAATATGGATCTAAAAATATCTTATCAGTAGAAACATCTACAAAAGTCCCTCTAATGAAATATACTCCAGAACCAATTGATACTGAACTGGAGACTGATGTGGCATCTTCAGAAATAAGAGATGCTACAGTCTCACCAGCATTGATAGAGGTGTTCCCATAAGTAAAAGATTCTTCAGTAATTAAAACTTCACCATCCTGGAAGGGTTCAACTTGGTTATTATCTCCAGACTCAACGTACTTTACAAAAATAGATGGATTTGTTATGCCAGTTAATTCAGATACATTTTCATATCTATCAACTTTGGCAACAATACCGGATGTTTGACCTTTTAATCTTTTACCTACAAGGTTTTTACCATAAACCGAAACATCAATCCCAAGATGATCTGCATTTAACTTCACCGCAGGATATTCAGAATCATATATGACATTTCCGGGGATCACCATTGATCCCTCTTTGAACATATGACTTCCAAAAGACTCTATTTGATTCTGCAGAATTGACTGCAAAGTCGTCAGTTCTCTAGCTTGAACTGGAAATCCTGGTTTGAATAAAACCTTGTAAAAATTATCATCCTTATCGAAATCATCAAAATAAGGATTAATATTGAGATTAGTTTTTTGTGGCATCGTTTAAAATTCCAGGATGATTTTAACGTCTTCTTTTTGTCTTGAATTTCTGGAGATTGCTGGACGATTGTCGATATAGACAACATCTCCTGACCTTTTATTTATCTCAGGATTGGCAATACCATTTGTGATTTGAGTGCCAATTGAAATAAGTTTTGTTCCCGTTGGATTTGTAGTAACACCAGTAAATCCAGTATCAATAGAACCGGAAAAACCTCCAGTGGTAGTTACTGCATTTGTGTTTGAAGCAAATGCATATAAATCACCGCTAGTAGAAACACCAATATAATCTGTTTGATCAAATGTTGTTTGGTTGAAGAAAGCATTTCTATCTTGGAAATACTTCAATACTTTGGTTTCGTTGTCAAACGATGCAACAAATCCAACTGCTTTACCACCAGTAACACTTTGACTAATCTTATCACCAACAGATACTGTTCCAGTAACTGATGTGAACTTTAATGCACCCAAAGAAGAGAACTGATTTTCAGTAAAAATAGTAGTAGATCCAATAGAAGTTGGATTTTTTACAATACCTATTTGTGCAAAAGTTACATCAGTTGGAAAATCCCTAGTCGAATCATCAAATCTTGCGTAAACAAGAACTTTATCTGCACCAAGTTCTTTATAAAGATCATGACCATGACCTTTTGATGGTGGAATGATTGGGATTAATTTTGCTTTAGTACTAGAATTAGAATTTATAGAACCAAGATCAACAATTCCATAACTATAGTTTTTACCACCGGAAGAAACGACCGTATTTGTAATTTTTCCGTTTGAATCTACATCAACAATAACTTTACCACCAGTACCATCACCTAAAATATTAACTTCGTGTGATCCTTGTGAATATCCCAATCCTTGTTGGTCAATATAAACTTTTTTAATCTGATTTTCATTAGTATCAGAATCACCATTATTTCTAACAGCGACTATCTGAGCATCTGTTGATGTTGACCAATTATTTGGAAGAGAAATATATTCCGTGGAATCAAACTTAATAATGTCACTTGGAGATACTGTGAAAAGATACTTCCAAACATATCCATCTCCACTTACACCTGCTTTTGATGGTTCAAGGTCTGTAAAAGTTGGTTCATCAAGGGAAGCATTTCCTGTTGTACTAATTCCAGAAGACCCATTATCAATTACGGTGTATACTTTGAACTCACTATTCATTACATAGTAGTTCGCATCATAAAGTCTTGCAGACTTGGTGGTTGGGGAAAGATTTTTGAGACTGTAATCGTGACGATACATCTCATATTTTGTTCCACTAGTCCAATCAACTCTCCTAACCAGTCTTCTTACATTAGCAGAGGAGACTTTTTTACCAAAAGATATATTATCACCAATAAAATTGGCATAATCAATACTATCGGTAGGACTGGGTGTATTTGTATCCCAGTCTGTAGTTCTTCCAAATCCAACTATAGAAGGATTGGATAGACCAACAAAAACATAGTAAGAGTTTGCAGAACTAGTGACGGAATCTACAAAGTTTCCCGCATTTAATATTCTAAACTGATCGGTTACAATTGCCGCCATTGTTGCTAGCTTT